GGTCATGGAAAACCGGCCCGCCTACTATATAGGTATGTGCTTTCTGCTCTTCGAGCGCCTCCAGCGCCATCGGCAACAGCTTCACATCCCGCAACCCTGCCGCCGTCTTCGGCAGCTCCGCCTCCTTGGCCGCCTTGGTCAGCCCTCGCGATATCCGCGCCTCCCCCCGTAGCCAGTCAATATCGCCCCATTCCAGCGCCACAAGTTCCGATGTGCGTAGGCCAGTCCAGAACGCGAACTGCAACAGGTTCCGGTATTGCCCGGTCGCTGCCGCCAGGATCGCCGCTTGTTCCTCTTTCGTGAACGGGTCGATCTCGTCTTCCGCCTTGGGCTTGCCCTTCACTGAGTAGGTCCAGCCGGCCAGCGGGTTTGCTTCGATCAACTCATCGTCCACCGCATCGTTGAGCGCCGACCGCAAGCAGCTTTGCACGTTGGCCAGCCGCTTGTTCGAGGCGTCCATCTTCGTCAGCTCATCCCGTACCATCTTGCGTGTGAGCGTCACCAACGGCGCATGGCCCAGCCTCGGCACCAATACGCCGCTGATGATCTTGCGATAGCCGTCCAGGGTCGACGCCTTCAGATGCGCCTCCTTTCGGGCTAGCCACTTGTCGAGATAGTCGGAGAGGGGAATCAGCCCGGTTTGATGCCCGAGCTTTACAGCGCGCTTTGACTTGGGGAAAGTCGCTGCGTAGTCGAAGGTGCCGTTGTAGATGGCGAGTTCTATCGCTGCCTTGTGCTTCTCGGCGCGCTTCAGGTTAGCGGGGGTGGGCTCAAGTGGGAGACGTTCGCGGCACTGCGCCCCCTCATACATGAAACTGATTTCAATGCTGGACGCCGACGCGCGCCGGACTCCATTCCGCTTTCCACCCATGCTTCGTACCCTTCCACGCTGATCAGCACATGCCCGTCTGGCGCCTTGATCCAGATTTCACCCAAGGGCCAGACTCCTTTGGAGAGCTTGGACCGGATTGCGTGCTCAGTGTAGCCGGTTGCCTCTGAAAATCGCTTGATGGTCTGATATCTGGCCATCTGGTTACTCCTTCACTTTCACGCCGGCTGCTTCGATGGCGGCGCGGCATTCATTTATCGCCTTGTTCCTGTCTTGCCTGATCTTTGGGCTGGCCGGAAACTTTTGCGGCAGCTCAATCACCAACTCCTCCCGCGACGCCACCCACACATTCCGCATCTGGTCCTTAACGTCCTCGAAGCGGGTACGCCCGAGCTGCTGCTGCCACCACGCCTCGAACTCTGCTATCGCCTTGTCTGTGTGCATGTCTCTACCTCCCCGCCGACTCTCGCCGGCAGGCTGTGTGTTTGGGTGGGGTTAGGGGGTGATGGTGTTTGCAGCTACTGTGAAGGCAAACAGCATGACTAGCGTCGCGCAAAATCGAGTTGCGCTAAGCGGCCAGATCAGAAAGCAGATAGCCAAATACGCCAGCGTGGATAGCAGCATTCACGCCTCCTTCGCAGCCATGGCGGCGCGAATTCCATCAACCAGTTCGTCCCATTTGTTCCGTATCGGTCGGAACCCCTCAAGCATGTGGCTTGCCCCAGCGTGCGCCTCAACGACCGGAAGCGACTTGTTCAGCAATTCCCGCAGCGCCTCGGCCTCTTTGAACGCCTCAAGCCAGCGGATATATAGCTCGCTTCCAGTGCCACTTAGTCCGTCGCTTGCATATGCCTTCGCCCACTCAATACCGCGCTCTGCTGGGTTCGCCGAGGCAATGCCGAGTAGTGCGACACGCAGAGCCTCGACCTCGGCGCGGAGCCGTTCGATCTCGGCTAGCGCAGTGATGCCGTGCGACTGGCTTTGGAACTTGTCGATCCGCTTCCATAGCTCGGCCATTTCCTCCCGCAGCCTATCCCGCTCGGCGGTCACGGCTGAGAGGGCGGCGATCAGTTCCAGCACCTTTGACGGGCTGGCTGATTGGGCATATGCCATTTCGACATCCGTCATACCGAGACGAGGACCCCAAGGCCTATCTTGCTCGGCAACCTCTGCCATCATTTTCAGCCATTCCCAGTCGCCAGGCCTTCCCGCCTCTGCGGGCTGGGCGATGCAGTCCATCAGCTCGTTTGCCAGACTGTCGCCCTGCTGCGCGTACTGCATGACCGTTTGCGATCCGTCGCCATCCCATTCGAGGTGCTTTACGGTGCGCTCCAGCAGCTCCCGATCAACCAATACCTTGCTCATTCGACTGCCTCCAGCGCCTTGGCGGGGTAAATCTGCACACTGCCGGCGTGCGCTTCACTCTCTACGGCGTAGCCTTCCGGGGTCAGGGCGGTGGAGTAGGTGCCGCAGATACGGCCCTGCCATTCGCTGCCGGAGGTCTTCTTCACGAGGTCGCCCATGCGGAACTTGCCTTGCGTGGCGGTCTGCGCGGGGCGGGCGGCGCGCTCCTGCCATGCTGCCCATGCTGCGTTTGTGCGTGCACTGGCGTAGTCATCAGTGCCGGCACTCCATTGCAGGCCGCCGACAATCAGCCACTTGTCGCCCTGAGTTTTAGCCCACGCCTCAAACGTTTTCCGCTCATCCTGCGCCGGGGCTGGCTCGCTTGGATGCGGAAAGCTCTGGTCACAGTCACCTGAGGGCTTCCCGCAGAATCGACATACCGGCTCGGCCTGCTGGGATAGTGCGGCGCGGATGAAGGTGATCATCGGATGCTCTGCATCGCCGAAACCGCCGATCAGGGGAGCTGTTGGGGAGTGCTTGGTAAACCACGACTCGCAGGTTTCTAGTGCTTCGCGCAGCCGCTCCACCGCAGCCTTCGCAGCCCCCAGCTCAGCGCCGATTCGCCCGGCTGCCTTCAGTGTGTCGTTCAATGCTCAATCTCCTTGATTGTGGCCAGCGGCAGGCCGCTCATTGCCAGCGGCTCGTCGTAGCTGACGCCCATCATCTCGGGCCATTTGCGCGGCTCGCCTGGCTGAATGACGCCTTGGTCGTGTGCGCGATCCCATGACAAGCGATGCCGGATGACCTGATACAAGTCCCACGCAACGCCATCCTCTCGGCGCTTTGTGGCTTCTGGCATCAGCGTGTTGGCAAGGCGCTGGATCTCGTGCCGCGTGGCGTGGACCTGCTCCCAGTCGCGCCGGTCGTAGAAGCCCGGCAGCCGCTCAATGGCGTGGTCGATCTGGCCGATCTTGATCCGCGCCAGTAGCTCGCAGGCCTCTTGCAGCTCTGCTGCCTGGCGTTCGGTTACGGTGATGGTGTAGGTGCGATCAGTCACGGAGCGATCCTCCGAAGAGGCTCACGCGGAGGAATGCGCGGCTCGACGTCAATGAAACCAGAGCCTCGGAAGTCGCCATCAGTAGCGCGGGCCATGTCCACCTCAAGGCGCGCCGTGGCGTTCACTTCAGCCGCGACCTGGGCTATAGCCTTCGCTTGTTCAATCGAGTAAGTGCCGGCCAGCACGCCCTCCATCGTCTTGCCGAGGATGGCGCGCAGATCACTGAGGTTGTTCATTGTGCTGCTCCAGTTTGTTGAGCTTCCGCTTGAACCAGCCAAGCGTTATGGCTGCCTGGCGATACTCGGGCGGATAGCGGTCGATTGAGTTGCGGCGCATGTTCTCTGCACGGGTGACCAGTTCTAGGTTGTCGATGGCGATGCTGGAGGGGTTGCGGTCCTTGAAAACGAGGAAGTGACCTGTCGGCACGGCGCCGTTGTGCTCTTCCCACAACATCACGTGGACCGGGCGCCAGTCAGTGCGCTTGTTGCCGGTGTCCGCCACCTTGCGGTAGAGGATGCCGCCCTTGTCGGTGCGCTCCGCTCCGATGGGGCGCCAGGTGTTCGATGGGCGATGGCCTAGCTTGAACTGCGTGTCCTTGGCGCGGCCTCCTGCCTGCCATCCTTTGCGGCCTGCATTCCATGTCTGGTGGCCAGGCTTGAATCTTCCGCAGCCGGTGATTTCCTTGAACTCATCAGGGCGGGTCAGTCCGAGTTTCGACACGCGATTGTGTATCGAGCCAGTGCCGCGCCCCATCAAGGCTGCTATCTCGGTGATGGGCTTGGTGGCATACAGTTCTGCCAGTGTTGCGTCCTCTGCCGGCGTCCAGTGCCGGTATTCCGTGCGGCGCCTGCCGGTCAGTGGGCTTGCGCAAGTCATCTCTCCTCCTAGGCGACGTGCCGCCAGCTGCGGTAGTCGCGCACCTTGTCGATGGTCCGCTGATGAACGCCGAGCTGTTCTGCCCACTGGCGGGCCGTGAGGCCGCGGCGGTTGATGCGTATTGCTCGCACAAGGTCTGCGTTCAGCCTGGCGTGCGGCAGCTGCTCGCCACGCGGCGCAAACTCATAAGCGCGGCTTAGGTATTCGTCTCGTGTCATGCTGCCTTCCTTCGAGCCTGTGCCCGCGCTACAGCCTTTGCGTAAAGGCACGGCCGGCAGTAGCACTGCCAGACGCCAGTCGTCTTGATGAACTGGAAGTGATCATCGTCCAGCGGCTTCCACTCATTGCAGCCGCCGCAGAGCTTTTCGCGGATGCCGTTGATCTCTCGCCGGACAAGCCGGCCTTTCAGGGTCCGCGTTGATCCGGCGCGCAGAGCCTCGCCCTGCGCTATGGCATGGTTGTCTATGAGCATGGTTATTGTCCGGGGAGGAGGGCGCGCTGGGCGCCCGGGTTATGCGATGCGAAGGGTAGGCCGTGTTTCCAGGTGAGCGCCTGGCACTTCCTGCCCGTTCTTGATGGCTGCGGCGATGGCTGTCTTGTCGACCTCGCGCTTCCACCGCACGAACTCGCTGTCGTCCGGGATCAGCTTGTCGTCGTCGATCACCACGGACGACCGGCCTTTGCCGAGCTTCGCGGTGAACGTGCCGTCGATGGCCTTGATCTCGTTGATGCCGCAGCGCTCCATGTTGGCCTTGAGGTATTCGCGGAACCACGCCTCTCGCGCCTCCAGCGTCTTACGCTTGGCTGCCACGCGCTTCTCGTGCGCCTTCAGCGCTTCGATCTCAGCGGACAGGTTGAGCGCGTAGGCGGCGACGGCCTGGCCCTTCTGCACGAGGCCGCCTTGTAGCGCCTCAAGGGTGTCGCGCACGACTTCTTCCGGCAGCTCGGGGTCATCCAGCACCTCGAGCGCTTGCTGGTACTCGTCGGCCAGCTGGTAGAGCTTCATGGTCATGTCAGTGCTCCATGAGAAAGGGCGCACAAGGCGCCCTGTGAATTCAGAACGGGATC